ATTTTCTTATCTTGCGCCCAATTATCGTTTTGATCCACGTTTCAAGCGTAAACAGTGGGATGGGTATATTGCGCTTTATAATCTAGCATCAAAACGAATGTATCTTGGGTTGATTAGTGATTTTTATGAATTTTGTGCAGCAAGAGATTATCGATTAGCTATTGCTGATGAATCACGTGATAATGCATTAAAATATTTGTCATCACAAGAATTAACAGAAGAAGATGTTCATATATTAGATAAGCAGATACCAAAGAAATATGATCTTCGAGATTATCAGGCACAATCAATCAAATATGCAATAGAAAATAAAAGATGTCTTATTAGTTCCTCAGTTGGAAGTGGTAAATCTTTGATCATATATACATTATCATTATGGTATCTAATAAAACATTATGCGGTTGAACAACAAAAGGTATTGATTGTTGTACCTACAGTCAATCTTGTTTCACAAATGAAATCAGATTTTATTGAATATGCAGAAAATAATATTGAAGATTTTGATGAAACGATTCATTGTATATTCTCGGGACAAGAAAAAATAAACATATCCAAATATACAATAGTCATTTCGACTTTTCAATCTTTAACTACTAAAAATATTCCTCATGAATGGTTTAAACAGTTTGGGATGATAATTGTTGATGAAGCTCATCGCGGTGCAATAAAATCTCTTTCAAATATTCTTGAAAAAACTGATGAAGCAGTATATCGAATAGGTACATCTGGTTCTATTGATATAAACAATAAAAATAATTCTATTTTGACCCAACAAACTTTAAAGGGTCTATTTGGATCAACATATCAAGCAATAACAACAAAACAACTTCAAGACAGAGATCAATTAGCTCAGTTACAAATTGATTGCGTCATTCTGAAATATCCAAAAGAAATAGGACAGAAATTGACGCAAATGAACAAAAAGGCGTCAAAGGAAAAACCTCAAGAAAAATTCCAAAACGAACTTGATATTATTTTAGACTCAGCCAATCGAAATAAACTAATCGCAGATTATGTGGTCAATAAATTAGAAGGCAATACGCTGATATTGTTTCGATTCATCAAAAAACATGGTGAACCATTGTTCAAAACAATTCAGAATCTTGCTCAAGAAGTTGATTCTAAAAAGAAAATTCATTTTGTTTCAGGCGCGACACCAGCCGAGGACAGGGAAACGATACGAAAATTGGTTGACAGAACCAGCAATAATGTGTTAGTATCGTCTATTCAGGTATTTTCAGAGGGGATTAATATTCCAGAGTTACATAATGTTGTATTTGCGATGACGAATAAATCCCATACAAAAGTGATACAGTCAATTGGACGAGGATTGAGAATTGCAAAGAATGGGCAAGCAACAAAGGTGATAGATTTTATTGATGATATATTTGCATACAAGAAGTCACAGAACAATTATTGTGTCAATCATGCATTACAACGAATGCAATATTATGAACAAGAACAATTCAAATATCGCATAATTGATGTACCATTTATACCTTAAAGGATTTTTATGACAGACTCAAACAACACACAACAAATTTCAATTGTTTTGATAAAATTGACCAATGGTGAAGATATTATTTGTCATATTCATAAAGAAGATGAACAAGCAATATATGTTGCTTATCCAATATCTTTAATCAAATCACAAGAAGAAGAGCCAGATGGTGAAATCTATTTAGTTACTCGATTTGCTGAGTTTTTTATTCAAGGTGATTTATCACTAATTATTCCTATTTATAAATCACATATTATGTCTGTTGGCTCTCCTGATTCAGATTTCAAGGATTATTATATTGAATATGTACAAGACATCATTGCAGAGCAAAAAGCAGCAAAGGCTGAACAAGAACAGACAGGAAATTCACCAAAAGTAAAACAAATTATCGAACAAGAGTTGCAAAAACGAAAGGATGAAGGGAATGAATCGTCTCAACAAAAAGCAAATGTTGCAGAACGTAAAACAAAGGTTAATAAAAATTTCATTGATTCGTTAATTCAAACAGAACATGCTGATCATGTTGATGAAAACGATCAAGAAAAGATTGATCAGACCTTGTTGATTTCTTCATATTTAAAAGAGCAGAATAGGTTGAATTGATATGGGTATTATCGACGAATATCAATCAGCTCAGGAAAAAATTGAATCAGTTATTCCTGATCCTGATCCATTAAACAAAAATCATTACATAAACGCCAAAGAATTTTCCAAAGAAATTGAGCGATATCTTAAACGACGGAACAAAAATATTGAAGAGGGGTTGACAATCCCACGAATTCCTGATAATATTGGGATTCAATTTATGCGGATTGCGACTAGACTTGCACGTCGCCCAAATTTCAACAGATATACATATATAGATGAGATGATTCTTGACGGTATAGAAGATTGTATCAAAGGAATTAAGAATTATAATTCTCAATATGGTTCAGCTTTTTCATATTTCACCACTATTATCTATTGGGCATTTGTTCGACGAATCAAACGGGAAAACAAAGAACGCGATTTGAAAAAGAAATTGTTAGAAGAATCTTTACCATCAGATTTCTTTTCGACAATTGGCATTTCAATATACCAACAATATAATGAAATGCCAAAATCTATGAAAGATCCATCTATTGATACGCCAGAAGATAACGAAGAAGAATCCACTTCCGAAAATTTGCAAATCGATTTTGATCAAGTAGCAAAGAAATATTTTGAAAATGGACAATCTATTTCTGACGATACTTCATTTTCTAACGAATCAATCTACACCATTCATCAAGATTTTTATAGAAAAATTTCATGACGACAAAAGCGGTAATACTAAATGATGTTCATTTTGGGCTCAAAAAATCATCTGATAAATTTTTAGATCATCAAGAATTATTCTTTCAAAAAATCCTTTTTCCATACATTGATAAAAACAAAATTCCCGAACTCTTTATCTTAGGGGATTTCTTTCATGAACGTAAATGGCTTCATGTCAAAGCGATTCATCGTATGCGTAAAATGTTCCTAGAACCACTCAGAGATCGAGGAATCAAAACTACTCTTATTCTAGGAAACCATGACATACTACATAGTGATTCATCAACAGTCAATTCACCAAAAGAGTTGTTAGGATATTTCATTAATTCTGTTCAAATTATTACAGAACCGACTATTACACATGATGGACGATTAGCGTGGTTACCTTGGGTGAATAGAGAAAATCGACAACAAGCATTGGATTTTCTTAATACTGCTCATAAAAAAGCAAAGATTCTTTTGGCGCATTTGGAATTATCTGGATTTGAATTCATGCCAGGCATTGTTGCTAAACCACATCAGGGTGAATTAGATCATTCTGCATTTGCTCGATATAAGACAGTATTGACTGGTCATTATCATCATAAATCATCACGAGGAAATATACACTATCTCGGCGCTCAATACCAGATGAATTGGTCAGATGTTGATTGTGATAAATTCTTCCATGTATTAGATATAGATACTGGCGAATTTGACGCGATTCAAAATCCTTATACCCTATTTAATAGAGTAGAATATTCAGATCGTCCTGAGTTCATTAAATCATTGAAGAAAGCTGATTTTGCTAACAAATATTGTCGATTGATAATCAATACACCAATAACAGATTATGGAAAATTGGACAAGATTATAGCAAAGATTGAATCATTTGAACCTTATGATTTTACTGTTCAAGATTTTTCAACTATTGATTTGTCGATTTCTTCAGAAGAAGACAACGACAACGAATCTGCTATCATGATGACTAATGATTCAGAATCTAATATGAAGTCAACATATGATTTTGCTATGGACTATATTGATCTGATTGTTGATAAAAACAAAGAATCATTTGGTGATAAAGATACATTCAAACAGTTGTTTAGTGATTGTTATAGAGAAGCAGAAGCAATGGAGACCATTTGACGATGATTGAATTTTTGTCTGTTTCGTATAAGAATTTTTTATCAACTGGAAATACACCAATTGAAGTAGTATTGAATACTCACCCCTTTACACTTATAGATGGGACAAATGGTGCTGGTAAAAGTTTATTACAAAATTCTATTTCTTTTGCAATATTCGGTAAATCTCAACGCGGTATAAACAAACCTCAATATGTCAATTCGATCAATAAAAAGGATTGTTTAGTTGAATTGAAGTTCAGACGATCAAACGAACCTGAGACCATTTATACAATTAGACGAGGTGTTAAACCTAATAAATTTGAGATCTATAAAAACAAAGCTTTATTGAATCAAGATTCATCTGTTCGCGATTATCAAAAATATCTTGAACAAGAAATTTTGGGATTCAACTATACTGTATTCAATCAGATTGTCTTTTTGTCATCTAAATCATATATTCCATTTATGAAGTTGACAACGGCACAAAGACGAGAAGTTATTGAAGAACTGTTGAGCATTGATATATTCTCTAAATTAAAAGTTGTCCTCAAAGAAAAAATTGACAGTTCTAAACAAAAATTAGATGATTTGACTACATCATGTTCACAATTAAAATTCAAGTTACAGTCTCATCGCGATTATATGAAAGTATTAGAAGAACAATCTAATGCTGATGTTTCGCGGCTAAAAAAGGAATTAAATTCAAAAACAGACGAACAATTATCAATTCAAACTCAGATCAGAAAAAAGGAATCTGATCTAATCGAATTAACAACATCCCTTCAGGAATCTATTGATAATTCCAGTGGATCACCACAAATCGCACCAGAGATTAACCCAGATAATATTCAAACTAAGGAAAAAGATCTTCATCGAAATTTTATTCAATGTGAAACATCATTGAAATCAATCAGAAAATCATTGGAATTCTTTACCAAAACTGATAAATGCCCAACATGTAATCAATTTATTGATTCCATTCAGAAAGATAAAAACATCAAGAAATTGCAAAAAGAACAAGAAAATGTTGAATCAAGTTTGGATATATTGAATAAGGTACAAGAATTATTTGATAAGAAGCAAAAGGAATTTACTGAAATAAATGAGAAATTGCGTTTAATAAAGACTGATATTAGTCAATTAGAATATCAATATGACCAATTGACAAAAGAAAAAGCATCTATTTCTGAACAAATCGCTAAGAATAAACAAAAGATATCGTTGGATGAA